TACCCAAGCAGATATATTAAAAGGCAGAGGCGTAAATTTAAGAAAAGGTGGTATGCCTAAGAAAAAAGGTTACGCTAAAGGCGGTAAGATGGTAGACATGCGTAAGACAGGAATGTTCTACGGTGGTATGTCCAGAAGGAGTAAATAACAATGGCTGTAACACTACAAAAATATTTAAACAGTAAACTAAAAGAAAAAGGTTTATCTGTTAAAGAAGCCAAAAAGAATGCAGGTAAGTATAAGAGTATTGCTGCAGCTAAAAAAGCAGGGTCACTTTATTACACAAATAAAGATGGTAAAGTGATGGCTGCTGTGTATGCAGAAGATCTTAAAAAGCCAATTAAACCTATTAAACCTAAAGCACGTCCAGGTTCAGGTAGTATAAAGGTTGAAGTTCTTGTTGGTTCTATGACAAAGTCTGAAGTTGCAGATGCAATTAAAAAGGGTAAAGACCCTATGAATCTTGCAAAAGCAGCTAAAAAGAAAAAACCTGTAAAAAATAAAAAAGGTAAGCCTATGAACCTTTCTGGTAATTCTAGAGGCGGTATGGCTAGAAGAGGTAAAAGATGATAATAGAAGGTGATAAAGTAGTAGATAAATATGGCAATATCCTTGGAGAATGGATTCGAGGAGAGTGGCATAGTAAAGATCCTGCAGCACTAGAGTTCTGGGAAAGTCAAAACACAGAAACTAAAAAAGTACGTGCTCGTAACGACAAAGGTCAACTCATGGCAGATGATCCTTCTACTCCTGATGTCAACGAAGCTTGGACAACTAAAGTAGTTAAGAAAGTAAAAGGTAAAAAATAAGTGGTAGCTTTAAGTTATAACACAGCAACTGAAAGTGTTGCTGTTACAGCCACTGCAGGTGGGGCAAGTAGTCAAGTTTTATACACTTGCCCTAATAACTATGATTCTGTAATTACTTTTCTTCACGTAAGTAATGGTGCTGCATCTACAGATACTGTTTCTATTCAGTGGTATCATAAAGAAGATAATGCATACTATACTATAGTTAATAACAAATCTGTTTCAGGTCAGGATGTTTATAACATGATTACATCTGATAGGTTACACTTACATGCAGGTGACAAGATAACTGTATTTAATGGTGGTGGTAGTATGGGTGTGACAATATCTGTAGAGGAACACTTCAACCCTAACCGAAAATCATAACGGAGTTGCATTTTTGTCACTACTATGATATAACTATTTGAATATAACTATCCTCACCCAGTTAGGGCTAACACAAACAAAGAGGATAGATAATGTTTAAAAAAATATTCAACAGACTAATTGAAGCAAGAGCAGAGTCAGCTAGACGTAAAGTTGCACGTATACAACTTGAGCAAATGACTGACAGAGAATTACGAGATCTAGGGATTGGTAGATTTGATATAGAGAGAGCCATCCTTACAGGTAAGCCACTCTGAAAGAAACACTTAGTTTTTTTATTGATCATAGGAGTACTTTGGGAGGAGGCTCGTGGACCCAGTAACAATTATCGGTGGTGCAACCGTAGCCTTCAATGCTTTGAAGAAAGGCTTTCAGGTAGGTAAAGATCTGCAGGATATGTCAGGACAGTTGACTCAATGGGCAAGTGCTATGAGTGATCTGTCCTACGCAGAACAAAAAAATAAAAACCCTCCTTGGTGGAAAGCCCTGAACGGACAGTCTGTTGAAGCTGAAGCTCTAGAAATCTTTACGGCTAAAAAGAAAGCCGAAGCTATGCGTAAAGAACTCAAGGACTGGATTAGTTTTAGTATGGGGCCATCTGCTTGGGATGAGCTTGTAGCAACTGAAGGTAAAATACGTAAACAAAAGAAAGAACAAGAATATCGTAAAGCTGAAATGCAAGAAGCAATTGTAACTTGGGGTCTTTCAGGTTTTATTATTTTACTGTTTGTAGGTATTCTTTCTTTCATAGTATATATGGTGAAATATGGCTAAAAATTTAACAGAAAAACAACAGAAGTTTCTTGATGTTCTTTTTGAAGAAGCGCAAGGAGATCCTGTGCAAGCTAAGAAACTAGCAGGATACGCTGACAGTGTAGCCTCTACTTCTGTTGTCAACAGTCTAACAGATGAGATAGCAGACGTTACAAAAAAGTTTATAGCACAGTCTTCAACAAAAGCAGCTTACACAATGTTTTCTGTCATGAAAGATCCTACTGATCTAGGTGTAAAAGAAAAGATGTTAGCAGCTAAAGATATATTAGATCGTGCAGGATTTACTAAAACAGACAAGGTAGAAGTAAAGACATCAGAACCTTTATTTATTTTACCTGCGAAAGAAGATGAGTAAAAGAGCTACAACAGCAGACCACCCAACCAAAGTTGACTGGCAGATACCACTACAAGGGGAACTAGGAGAGTGGTATCCTGTCGTAAGAGTAGGAAGACACGTACCCTTTGGTTACAAACAAGATGAAACAGATCCAGACTTACTGCTACCGATACCTGAAGAGTTAGAGTTACTAGAAAAAGCTAAACTATTTCTTCAAGAGTACAGTGTAAGAAAAGTAGCAGCTTGGTTATCTAAAGAATCTGGTAGAGAAATATCACATGTAGGGTTATACAAACGTGTCAGAATGGAAGAAAAAAGGCGTAGAGCTTCCTCGAACTACAAGCAGTATGCCAAAAAATATAAAGAAGCGGCAAGGAAAAGCCAGAAGATCGAAGAAAAAAGAATTGGTGGTAGAAACACCAGAGATCTTAACGAAGACGAAGACTATCTCTCCCTCGAACCTGGAGAACGATGCCCTTTCTGTGGACAAACCAGAGGTCATATTTGAACCTAACCCAGGTCCACAAACTAAGTTTCTAGCTTCAACAGAGCAAGAGGTACTATACGGAGGAGCAGCAGGTGGTGGTAAGTCGTATTCGATGGTGGCTGATCCAGTTAGATATTTTACGAATCCACATTCACGAATGTTACTTGTTCGTAGGAGTACAGAAGAGTTACGAGAACTTATATCTGTAAGTAAACAGCTTTACCCAAAGGCTGTTCCAGGAATAAAGTTCATGGAAAGAGACAAGACTTGGGTAGCACCTAACGGTGCAACACTCTGGATGTCATACCTTGATCGTGACGATGACGTTATGAGATACCAAGGTCAAGCCTTTAACTGGATAGGTTTTGATGAGTTAACCCAATGGCCCTCCAGTTATGCTTGGTCTTACATGAGATCAAGATTACGTGCTACAAAAGCAAGTGGATTGCCACTCTATATGAGAGCTACGAGCAACCCTGGGGGGCCAGGACACCAGTGGGTACGAAAACATTTTATAGAACCCAGTCCTCCAGGAGAAGCTTTCTGGGCAACTGACGAAAACGGTGATATAATACAATGGCCTAAAGGCCACACAAGAGAGGGTGAACCTTTATTTAAAAGAAAGTTTATACCTGCTACTCTGTTTGATAATCCATATCTTTCAGAGGATGGGATGTACGAAGCCAACCTTTTATCTCTTCCTGAACACCAGAGGAGACAACTGTTAGAAGGTGACTGGGATATAAACGAGGGTTCGGCATTTCCAGAGTTCAACAGGAAGATACACGTAGTTGACCCCTACGATATACCTTCAAACTGGACTCGTTTTAGAGCCTGTGACTACGGATACGGATCTCACACAGGCGTAGTATGGATAGCAATAGTTCCAGGGTCTGAACAGCTAATTGTCTACAGGGAGTTATATGTTTCTAAGATCATAGCGACTGATTTGGCTGACATGATCCTGGAATTAGAAGAAGGAGAAAAAATAAGGTACGGTGTCTTAGACTCTTCACTCTGGCACAAAAGAGGAGACACTGGTCCTAGCCTAGCAGAGCAAATGATCATGAGAGGATGTAGATGGCGTCCTGCAGATAGATCAAGAGGCTCTCGTGTAGCAGGTAAAAACGAGCTACACAGAAGACTACAAGTAGATGAGTTTACAGAGGAACCCAGGCTTGTTATATTTAATAACTGCACAAATCTTATCTCTCAACTACCGTCCATACCTTTAGATAAAAAGAACCCTGAAGACGTGGACACCAACTCAGAAGACCACCTGTACGATGCTTTGCGATACGGTGTGATGACTAGACCCAGAAGCAACTTATTTGATTTCAACCCAGACTCTCAACGAACAGGGTTTCAAGCATCAGATCCCACATTTGGATATTAAGGATTAACTAATGGAAGAAGATGATATCTTTGAATCAGACGAACTTTATATGGACGAAGAGGAATCCTCTTTTGTAGAAGATAAAGAAGATGCTGATAGTAGTAGAGATGAAAAGGTAGGAACAATAGTAGGTCTTGTTGAAGGTAAGTTCTACAAGGCTGAGAAAGCTAGATACACTGATGAGCTACGATGGATCAGAGCCTATCAAAACTATCGTGGTGTGTACGGATCAGACGTGCAGTTTACATCTACAGAAAAGTCTAGAGTATTTGTAAAAGTAACTAAGACCAAGGTTCTTGCAGCTTATGGTCAGATTGTAGATGTGCTCTTTGGTTCTAATAAATTTCCTATCTCTATCAACCCCACTGTTTTACCAGAGGGTATTTCTGATACTGTAAACTTTGAAACAGATCTTAATATTCGTAACGCTAAAGATCGTAGTGGTGACATACCACAAGATGATATGAAGCTGCAGCCTGGTGAAACAATTATTGATTTACGAGAAAGACTTGGAGCACTCCGTAATAAACTGGAACCTGTGCAAGATATTATAGAAGATGGTCCAGGAACAACTCCAAGTAAAATTACTTTTCATCCTGCTATGGTTGCAGCTAAAAAGATGGAAAAGAAAATACATGACCAACTGGAAGAGTCAAATGCTAGAAAACAATTACGTGTAGCAGCATTTGAAACTGCTCTGTTTGGTACAGGTATTATGAAGGGTCCATTTGCTTATGATAAGGAATACCCTTCTTGGTCAGAAGATGGTGAGTACACACCTACAATTAAAACTGTACCACAAACATCTAGCGTAAGTATCTGGAATTTTTATCCTGATCCAGATGCTAACAACATGGATGAAGCAGAATACGTAGTTGAGAGACACAAGATGTCTAGATCTCAAATGCGTGGGCTAAAGAAAAGACCTTTCTTCAGATCAAACGCTATTGATACAGCTATTAGCATGGGAGAGTCCTACTCTAAAGAGTGGTGGGAACAAGTCATGGAAGAGGCTGATCAAGAAACAAAAGCTGAGAGATACTCAGTGTTAGAGTTTTGGGGATATGTTGACACAGAGCTTTTAAAAGAATACGACATAGAGATCCCCAAAGAATTAGAAAACCAAGATCAGGTTTCCGTAAACATCTGGGTTTGTAATGGACAAGTGTTACGTCTTGTTATGAATCCATTTACTCCTTCTATCTTACCATATTACGCAGTGCCCTTTGAGGTAAACCCTTACTCATTCTTTGGAGTAGGCATTGCAGAAAATATGGATGATACACAAAATCTTATGAACGGATTTATGAGAATGTCAGTAGATAACGCAGCATTGTCTGGTAATCTATTGATAGAGGTAGACGAGACTAATCTCGTCCCAGGGCAAGACCTCTCTGTGTATCCAGGCAAAGTGTTTAGGAGACAAGGAGGGGCACCTGGTCAAGCTATCTTTGGCACCAAGTTCCCGAATGTATCTAACGAGAACATGCAGATGTTCGATAAAGCAAGAGTGTTAGCAGATGAGTCAACAGGATTTCCATCCTTTGCTCATGGTCAGACAGGCATACAGGGTGTAGGGCGTACTGCCTCTGGTATTTCTATGCTTATGTCTGCAGCTAACGGTAGCATACGAAACGTTGTAAAAAATATAGATGATTATCTGTTAGCACCACTAGGCAGAGCTTTCTTTCATTTCAATATGCAGTTTGACTACGATGATGGTGTAAAGGGTGACTTGTCTGTAAAGGCTGAAGGAACAGAAAGCTTGATGGCTAACGAGGTTCGTAGTCAAAGACTTATGCAGTTTCTTGGTGTTGTACAGAATCCAGTGCTTGCACCTTTTGCAAAAATGGATTATATTATCAGAGAGATTGCTAAGTCTATGGATCTTGATCCTGACAAACTTACAAACTCTATGGGTGATGCAGCTATACAGGCTGAGATCCTCAAGAAATTCCAAGCAGATAATCCACCACCACAGGTAGACCCTAACGCTCCACAGCAGCAACAGGGTGCTCCTCAACAGGGAGAGCAACCTCCTGCAGGTGCTCAAGTACAAGATACTCAGGGATCAGGTGGTGGTCAAATCGGTACAGGCACAGCACCACTACCAGGAGAGCAAGGGTTCACTGGTAACACAGGGTAACGAACACTTATGAAATTAAAACTACTGGTAAATAATATGGAGATCTGGAACTCGTTTAACGATGAACTGGATCGAAGACTCAACCATGTCCATATTCAAATGGAACAAACCATAAAACAGGAAGACTTGTTTAGACTACAGGGTGAAGCAAAAGCACTCCGTAGACTAAAGTTTCTGAGGGATGAAGTGAATGGACCTAAACCAGACCAAGCCTAAACCAAGACCAGATATTGTTGATTTAACTCCACCTGAAAAAGCAGATCAAGATCTTATTAAAAAAGATGACTCTTTTCCAGATGTTAAACCAAAAAAAAGACCTGAGTCAGATAAGTACAAAGGACGTACTTATGATATATACTCTGTGGAAATTGATGGAAAAGATATGAATGTCATTGAGTTTAAAGATGGTAAAAGAATATCTTCACCTCAAATACTACAAATGTTTGAAGAACATAAAAGTGCTTCAGAATCAATTCCAGGAAAACAAACTTCACAAGAAATATCAAAATTTCTTGAAGATAATAACCCTACGTATGATGAGTTTGTTAGACATTTTACAGCAAAAAGATTAAATAAAGGTGGCGTAGCAGAACAGATGGAGATGTTTGGTTACACTGCTGAAGGAGCACAGCAGGAAGCTGACAAGTTTGTAGAGGAAGCAGGAGATTTAGAAAAGGATATATCTAACGCTGCATCTTCTTTAGTTCCATTCTATGACTCAGGTGTAAACATAGTAAACGTTGCACAGGAGTATATGAAGCCTGAACAGGAACGTGACTACGAGTATATAAAAGATCAGTTCAGAGAAGCAGGTCAGAGTGCTGCCATAGAAGGTGGTCTACTTCTTATGGGTGGTGTTGCAGGTAAATACGGAGCCAAAGGTATCAAGGCTCTA